TCCATCTCTGCCGTCCTGGCCATTACGCCCAGAGTGCACGAGCAGCATCTGATCCTGAATATCCTCTGCAAGGGCCTCGAAGCGTGCCTCAAGGGCACTCATGTCCACCTGGGGTATGGGAGCTGCTGCGGGGGCTTCCAGGGTGCTCTCAGAGCGAAATTCGGTTGTCTTGACCTCCGTCATAAGCCCAGGCTTGACCTGGACCTTCGGGAGCAGCTTCTTCAGCTCCGCAATGACGATATCATCGGGCTCGGAGCCATCGCTCTCGATCCACAGGGTAAACGTGGCCTCGAACTCAGCCAGCTCGGGATAACGCTTGATATAGATGAATAGACCCTCGCGCCCACTGATGGCGGGCTTGTTCTCAACAAGCTGAACCTTTGCAGCCAGGCGGATGATCTGATTCCCGCCGAGTATGCGCAGAATGTCGGCGGAAGAAAGGATCATAGCTCTGACTACCTCAGGACTAGGATGCCGATTGGCAGACTACGGCAGTTGTTCTTAGAACCTTGGAATTCGCCGCCATCGCAGGCCTTGTCCTGTTTCTCGCCTCCGAAGTGATCCCCTACACGAGCCTCAAGGGTAACGGCGTGGCGACGTAGAGCCGAGCTGGCCATACCTTACTTAGGCGCCAGGGGCGTCAGGAGGGCCAACAGGAGAGTGACGTACGTTTCAGCCGCCTTCTGGAACTCCTGAGGACCATCGGGCAACCCCTTGGCATTGATACCAAGGAAGGTTAGGTGCGACACCATCAATACGGCCAGCAGGCTCAAGATAGCGCTTCTGTCACTTGGTTTCTTGGGAACCTGCATTAGGAGCACTTCCAGCGACGACGTGCGGCCTTGCCGCGAGGACCGGTCCAACCGCGTGATCGTGCGCAAAACGACTTGCGCCGCGCAGCAGCCTTGCTGCCAGGTTTTACCTTGCCGGTGACAGGGGCCTTCAGGTTAGAGCCGGTGGCGGCATTGTATTTCTTACGACCTTTTGCTGTAAGACCTCCGCCCTGCTTTACGCTGAGCTTTTCGCCCCTGCCCACGCTTAGGCTTGGCCCCTTTTTGCGTTTTCTTGCTGCCATTGGTTTGTTGTGCGGTAATAAGGGGAAGAGCCATCACTTCTTGCGGGGCCTGTAACCCGGCTTGGATTTCCGTGCGCTACCACCATTGGCGAGGCGGCCGTTCTTGCCATGACCATTACGGGCGCGGTTCTTGGAGGCGTTCTCAAGCTTGAACTTGCCGCCCTTGGCATGGCTCACGTCAGGGCCACCTTTGCCCATAATTCCGCGAGCACGGCGCTCCTTGGCCAACTCGGCGCGATACTTTTTGCGTTCAGGTTTGGAATTACGCCTTTTGTCGTAGGCTAGCTTCTTTTTGTAAGACTCAGGATTGGACTTATAGAAGTCAGCGGTCTTGCGTTTCTTTTCAGCCATTGTTAGTCATCCAGGTCTTTGAGTTTACGCAAACGAGAGCTAATAAAAGATGTATCCTGAGCTTGGCTGAAAACATAGCAATCGAGTTTTTCTTCCAGCCGTCCAAGCGTTTTAAACAAGCGCTCCATCTGGTACTCAAACTCATCCTTTGTTAGGTACTTTTCGGCAAGCTTTAGCTCAAGCTTGTCGGTTGATTCTTGGGCCTGCCTTGCAATTTCCGCGGCACGTTCAGAACGTCGCCATGTAAAACCACCCCAGCCAAGCATTGCGGCGGCCATTGTAGCTAAAATGTACTCAGGCATTGCCGGCAACAGTATACAAAATAGTATTCCTGCCGCTTCACAGATCAGAGCCGTCTAAGTTTTTCTGTCCTGGCAAGTAACCACGACCCATGAAGCCTGTCACTGGATCAGAAACACTGATTTCAATGTCAACAGAAGGGTGACTTGCGTCTACATCGCTGTCAATGTCAATGCCATCGATGAAGCGATGACCCCTTGAATAGAAGACTTCCATTAAAAAAGGTACCCAGACAGACTAGGATACCCGTTGCTTTTTTGTCTCAACTGTTTGCTTCGATCTCCTTACAGAGCTTAAAGATTTCGGCCTTAGGTAGATTGTTCTTTAGGTCGTGGCCACGCTCCATGGCATACTCAAGCAGCTCAGCTTTGGTCATCTCTTCCAGGGACTCCTCTTCGATCTCCAGCTTGGCTTCCATGTCGAAGGCATCAAAACCAGCCTCGACTACAACCTCAGGAACAGGCTTCGAAGCAGGAGCCGGCTTTGCCTTCTCGTCCTCCTCGACGTAGCCAGCCTCGCGCAACTCGCGGGCTTGAATAGTATAGTATGCAGCGCGACGATCGTCACCCTTGACGAAGTAGGTCGGCAGCTTTGCGAGGTGTGCCATGAAAAAAGGGGCCGTAAAGACCCCTTAGTTTACCGTTAGTGGTTAGTCGGATCAGCGGCGGGGGCCGTCAACCAGCTCATAGAAGCAGCCGGTAAGGGTGCCGGTGCCGCCCAGGGTGTAGGACACATTGTTGTCCGCGTCGCAGAGAACGCCACGGATGTGAGCAATGCCCACACCGTTACCGTCCAGGTCAGCAGCGTTGAACACCACGTCTTGACCGCCGACAGTCACGGTGATCTTGTTAGTGCCAGCGTCGTCAATGCCAGCAGCGCCGATCAAAATCACGCGGATGGTCTTGGCGTTCTTGAGGGTAACGGCAGCGGCGGTGGGGGTTGCGGTGATCGCCAGTTCGGCGTCGAGGTTAAAACCTTCGCGAGGGAAGATTCCACTAGAGCGAGCAGCCATAATAAACTCCTAAAGGATGTGGTTTCAGATCCTCTCGTAGAGCGTCGAGCGATCTGTGGTATACGATCTAGTATACCCAAGCAATAAAAAAGGGGCCCGAAGGCCCCTCAGGAAATCTGAGAAAGCAGATCAGGCAGGATCAGAGGTAGCGTCGATGCCGGCCAGGCGGGTGGCGGCACGGCCATTGATCAGGGCCAGACCGCAGTACCACTCGACGCGAGTGATCAGCTGGGGCTGGGTGTGGCTCTCGCCAAGTTCGCGAACGTTCACGCCGCCGTTCTGGATACCGGTCAGCAGATCATTACCGAAAGCGACGACGTACAGGTCCTGGGCGGCAGGAGTACCGTCAAGGATGGGTACGTTCTTGTGATCGCGGTCCAGCTCGAGCACAGGCACGCCAGCATACACAAGCTGCTGATAGCCGAACTCATTGCGCATGATATCGATCTGCGCGTTGTTGCGGGCCTGACGGGTCAGGGCGCGACGCATCGACTTCGACATCACCAGGTACTTGGAGCCGCCAGTGGCATCGCAGTTGTCGATAGCCTCATCCAGCTTGCCCAGGTCGAGAGCACCACCGCCGTTGGCGAAGTACTGGCTGGAACCAGAAGCGATACGAGCGGCCAGGCCGTCGAACTCAGAGGGGGACTGGTTGGAGTCGCCGTTGATGAACAGGGCTTCCCAAGCGAGACGCATTGCGCGAACACGAGCCTGGATCTGGTAAGCCTTGGCCTGAGCGCCTTCCATATCGATGATGGCGCGATCAACCTTGATGTCGCCGCCGAAGAGCTTCAGGCTCTCAGACTGCTGGCTGACTTCAGCATAGCTCTCAGCCAGGGCGCCGTTGTAGTTACGGAAACCCACATCAGGCAGGCTCTCTTCACGCTTCCAGAAAAGACCGTTGCCTTCGATATTACGGAAAGGCAGGTTTTGAAGCAGCGGGCCAGCAGCCAGCTCGGTCACAACCGCCAGTTCCTGGGGAGTGCGAGCGTGCTTTTGAGCCTCGAGTAAGGTCAACGCCATGGTAAAATCTCCAAAAAGAAATGAACAGAGTTTGGGTGTTTAGGTCTCTGCGACCGTCACGACCGCTTCGACAAATGCACCCTTTCAGTTCGCTCCATCTCAGAGTTTCCCTACGGGGCTGCTATCCCTATGATACCTATTCAGATTTTCGCGCCTTTGGATAGGTTTTCGTCTTTGGTAATGACTCGCAAATTCCATGGAAGGTGTGGCCCGCCCTTGGATAGCGGGATAATGTGATCGACGTGGTGTTTAACTCCGGTCTCCCTGCTCAGTCGCCGAGCATCCTCGTAGCGATACCGGATCATCAGCTCCTCGATCTTCGAGCAGGGCCATTCGCGCATCTTTCCTTTGCGCACGCTGGCCTTGGCCACATAGTACCCCGGATTGCTAGCGTAATGCTTCCTGTAGCTTTTCCTATTGTGCTCCTTGACCGCTTCCGGGTTTGCGTCACGCCATTTCTTGTCCCACCTTGCCTTGGCTTCGGGGTTCTTCTTCTCCCACTTCCTCCGATGAGCGTTGGCCCTTTCTTTCCCGCCGGCCTTTAACCATCGGTACTGGGTGGTCCTCGCCACGCCAA